TAGCCCAGGGAAAGATAGATACCACTCCTCTGATTACCCATCGTCTCCTCCATGACCTTTATGGCCTCCGTGATATTTGGGAACGTTGCCCACATAAAGCAGGCTGCCCCCTCTCGGACGATTTCGCGGACCGGCAGGGCGCATATTTCCGCGGTGGTCATGGTTGGGTAATGCTGTTTTGCAATCCCGTGGGAACTTTTCGTGTTCCCTCCCTGGGAATATGCCCACGGCGGATCCGCATAGATCACGCTGTACTGTTTGGCGGGGAGGGGGATATGGTCAGGCATGGCCGTTCACCTCCCGCTTTCCGCTGGCGGCTTGATCTGCCACGAAATAAAGGGCCTCCACGTTTGAAAATGTCGTAGCCCGTGCCAGCCCCTCCGCCTCCGCAATCATCAGATCCGCGTCAAGCCCTAATATTTCAGCCGCAGCCCTGACGGCCTTTTCCGCCTCCATGTATTCGTTGATTGCGGCCAGCTGCGGGGAGGTGTAGGCCGTCACCAGGGCCGCGGTCATGTCGTTACGCTCTGCCATGTGCCTGCCGCCTCCTCTCCATGGCGGTGGTGACTTCCTCCACCATGCCGCGCTCCCGCAGGCCCTCAACGGAAAGGCGGTGCGCCTCATGGTACAGCTGCCCGCCCGCCGCGTCGTGCGTCGTGATCGTCAGGATCGGGTGCCCCAGGGAGGAGGAAAGAAACGCTTTCGTGTGGCCGTCGTCCGTCGTCCATTCCAGCCAGTAGTCCGGGCGGCCATTCGCTTTCTTGAAATCCACGCGGCGCATACCCGGCATGGGCTTGTATGTCGCCACCAGATTGTAAAGGCTGGTTTTGTTGGCTTTCAGCCTCAACACGGGGCCACCTCCGTTCTGTACCATTCCAGGATCCGCTTGGCGTACTTCTTGCGGATCCGCTTCTTTTTGGTGTGGCGGTAGCGGTTATAAAGCGGGCGGTTGTCAACCGACGCCCAGCGCAGCGCCATTTCCATTTCCTGCTGTGCTGCCACCTCCGCCGCCACCCGCTGGATCCATCTGCAGAAACTGTTTACCGTGGTCAGAACGCCCGCCGTAATCTCGCGGATCGCCTTGGCCAGTTCCTCACAGTTCGCCGTGGCCTGCTCCGTGTTTATGCCCATCTGTGGCACCAGCATGGTGTTTTCATTCATGTGGAAAGCCCTCCCCATTCTCCCAGCCCAGCAGGATATGGTGGGCCAGGTCGTTCATGTCGCGCCGCGCTTCCTCCAGCGCCAGCAATTTGTGGTAGGAGATCCCGGCGGCCTCCAGCTTGTCCCGGAAAGCCTTGGCCACTTTGACCGCCGCCGCGATCTCCGCCCTGTCGTCCGCCACCTCCGCCGCAGAAATGGCTGTGCTTCTGTCGTCCATGGCGTTCTCCTCTCGCGTCTGTATCAGGTGCCCGCCTGCTGGGGCTTGCCTCTGCGTCGGAGGTTAGCCTGGAAACGGCGCTGCGCCAGTTCCGGGTCATAGACAGGGCGCTGGTTCCGGTCCAGCTTTTCACCGTCCTGGCCTCTCCGTAATTCGGCGTAGATCGTTTTTCTGGATTTCCCCAGGTGCGTGGCGATCTCCGCCACACTCGCGTAATTGCGCCACGCCTTGGCGATATACTCCCGTTCGGCGGGGCTAATGTATTTTTCGCTCATGGCTTTTTCACCTCCGATTGCGACAAAAAAATAAGAGTAACAAGGGATTTCCCTTTGTTACTCTTATTGATAGCATTTTCGTTCTGCCGGAAAAGCAAAAAAAAACTTGACAATCGCCGCGCGATCTTTTATAATGCACCGAGCGCCACAACACAGGAGGTCAGTTATGC